GTCTTTATTGGCAGCCAACTGCCTTTTCTGACACTTTTGACAATGAAATTTGTGCTTTAACAGGTCGTATGTTAAAACAACTATTGCCTTATAAGCCAAATTACTGGTTATTTGCTTATTCCCTATTGCCATGCTCACTATTTTCTGTTCAATTTATCAAGCCTATGACTGATGATGAATACAAAAACACACCAACAAACAAGAAGAAATTAACATTGATTAACAAAGCCATTGAGGACTTTAATACAATTGATGTATCTTCCAAGGATTTTATGCATGGTATGTTTATTAAGTGTGAGCTGGCCCCAGCACCGCTGAAAGACGATGCTGTCCCTAGAGGCATATTCCCAGCCACTGACAAAGCCAATTACCTGTTAGCACCGTTCATACTGAAATTAGCTAAGCAATTCTGTAAGGAATGGTCTTTCTATGGACCACCTAATTGTGGGCGGTCCTGGGTCACCTATGCCAGTGGTTATTCCCCTGTTAGAATGGGTCAATGGATGAACCACGTCAAACAGGATTTACCAAATGCATTGTTCATTGAAGTTGATTGCAGCCGATGGGATGCAACATTAAATGAAGAAGCTCTAGAGTTGGAACGAATAATCTTCCAACCCTATTTGGATGAATATGCGAACCTAGTCATGCAAAATCAAGCCACCACCTTTGGTTATACCAGATGTGGGATTTATTTTGAAACTGATGCCAGACGTAAGTCTGGAGATCCAAACACATCCTTAGGTAATTCAATATTGAATGCTGTCGTACATGCTAGCTATTTCCATATTAGGGGGAAGTTCTCATTACTAGTTTTGGGCGATGATATGCTGTGTGCTTTTGACGGTCTTTTTGACCAGCAAGAGTACCTCCAACACATTAAGGATTTTGGATTGAAACCTAAAATTAAAACATACACAAACTCCAATTTGGCTAGCTTTTGTTCTGGCTACTTTTGGAAGTGTTTGGTTGATTATGACCATTATGGTCTACGAGGGCATGGTTTGACCGATTCTTATGTATTGGCGCCGATGCCACATCGACAGGTTTCAAAGTTTGGTTTTAAATTGTGGAACAAACCTATTAACATAAAGTTCGATAATGATTACTGTGTTAAAGAGATAAGGTGTCAAGTTCGTGGATTAATGCCACATTGTAACGCCGTTCCGTATTTGCGTGACATGTTGTTTTCTTATAATGTCGGAAGAGTTAGCGCTAGTGATATCACTGACGACTACAAAAACTTTTATTTGGATGACCCTCAATTTGAAGGCACATTGGAAGAATTGTGTACACACATAGTCTTTCACCCTGATAGTGTTATCCAATTTTACGACATTTATGGTTTCATTCCTGACCCCAGCTCTAGTAGAACTGACATCCTAGAGGTGATGTATCGGCAACCAGGACTTTCGGTCGATGAATCATTATGCAATGGTACGAAATAATTCGTCACAAAAGCGTTCGCCTGCTAAACGCTATAAAGCAGGGCCTGCCTCGGCTCCGAGGCAAAATAGTCAGAAGAATAAGCAAAGTCAAAACCCTATGGCGCCCAAGAACTTTTCACAGAATAGTCTCGGTAGTGCCCCTAGTGCCTTTGCTAGTTCGTCTTTTGTCTCACGTCCCCCTTTTGTACGTAGCAGTAACGGTGGCATTTCTGCGGTTCTTTCAGGCACTGAGAGAATTGGAACTGCTGTGGTTCCCACTGTCGGTGTTATTATGTCTTACATCTCACTTAACCCGATTATGTGGTATAACACGAGAACATCTCGACTCATGCGCCTCTATGAAAAGTGGAGGATAGTTAAGATGAGGGTTCATTATGTACCTCGTGTTCCAACTACTGCAACTGGTGCAGTGGTCATGTCTATTGACTATGACCCTGCGGACGATGTGCCGACTGACATCAACAATGTTATGGCATTGCCACGCGTTGCCACTAGTTCATTATTCCAACCTTGCTGTATCGACTTTGATCCCAAATTTAAAGGTGACCAATTGTATCGTTGGGTGGATTGTGATGATGGTGATGCAGGAATCAGAAATATTTCTGAGGGTACCATTGTTGTTGCCTGTGAACCTGGGTATGCCCCAGGTTCAACGGTTGGCTCAATATTCGTAGACTATGTCATTGAGGTCACTACTCCTGACAACCCAATGCCATTAGATAAGATTTGTACTAATCACAATCTTTATGCTATGACTGTTGAAAATGGCACTGTAGACACACCCGTTGTCATTCAATCTGCAAATGCCATTGGGACTCAAGATGTTGAGGGTATATTTAAAGCTGCCCACACACCAACTGACAGAACTGCGTTCATTCTCGGGTCTAACCTAGGGAATGTACCATGGTGGTATAAGATTATCAATGCCGCTGGAACCATGCTACACATTTTCCAGGACGTTGATTCACTTAACAACAATAGGCCAATCACGTATGCATCTACTAATGCAGGCGGATCATTAGCCTGGATGACACCATCCCAAGTGTTATCCACGTTTTCACCAGCTGCTTAAATTGCAGCATTTAAAGCGGA